TTATCCTTTCGTCTTTCTGTTAATTATCCCTTTATATCCCATTTCATTTTACTTGTCAAATCTTTTTTTATTTTTTTCACACGAACTTCCACAACTCTCCTGCGGGGACGTCCTGTATACTATACTAATATACCCCAGCTTCGGCATCGGCGATGGAATGGAGATGGAGACTAGAAGTACACCAGTGTCCAATCTATCTTCTGCCAGAGTCCTGTCAGCCACATGACTACACCCGCCGTCACCAGCACGGTGTGCTGCGGGAACAATGCAACCAGTATACACCAGGCAAAGAATGCAGCGGCAATGTAATGGAGAATCACGCTGATGCCTCAATCATCTCTTGCATCCTCTGCCATTCTGTTGGCCACGAGTCTCCTGGCTGCAGCTCCAGCTTAGCACCATCAAACCAGTCCATATACCAGTATTCAAGGCGATGTAGCTCTTTATGTTCGTTAACGTATCCACGAAGCTCGTCGCTGGGCCCGCCCCAGCTGAACTGCCAGCGCCAGTATCCTTCTGGCTGTTTCTCGAAGGTATGCGGTTCAACGTAATCAAAGGACAGCGCTTCATACTCAGGATCTTTCAGATCTTCCTGACGGTCCTTCCATCTGTCTTCTACTAAATCTTTACATGCTTCAGTCATAATTTTCCTTTCTATGCGCAGGGACGCCAGACGCCTCTCAATTGTTAATCTGGATTAGCTGGGAGCTACCAAAGATCCCGAAGGACCTACAGCAGGGCTCGTCCCCTGATAACTATATAATCCCATCTTATTCGATAGTCAAGAGGTAATGAAGATTATTTTTCACACAACTTCTGGCAGGTGTCGCCGTCCCCCATCCTTACTACTATAGTAGAGCTCAGTTCAGCTACCACAATGGAGATGGAGAACACCACGGCTGTGCCAGCAGCTGCAGGTGCTGCCCTGGATCCTAAACTATTACTGGTTTCTTTGCTTCCACAATGGAGAATGGAGAATGCAGAAGGTAATCCACCACCTGAGTCCACGCTGCCTGGTCCGCGGGGAGCGGGACCACTAAACGTGGCGCACTGGCGATGGAGAACGGCAATGGAGAATGGAGAAGAAAAGACGGAAAGATGTAGAGTAACCTCTGTTTGAGGGTCTGGAGCATAATAAACGCTCTGCCACCATGCAAAGTATGGCGAAAATGCCATGAGTGTTGAAAAGGACTTAATCTAATATGGTTACTCTGAGTTACTTTAAGTTCGACCCAAACATCAATGCCATTTGAGATGCCATGCAGGTCAGGTATGCCTGAACCAGCCCATGACTCTATTCTAGTCCAATGTATATTTTTCTCTGTGTTCTTCTTTACAAGCTTCCAAAGTTTAGACTCAGGTTTCATTTGGCGATCCCAGTAGGATTCGAACCTACGACCCATTCATTAAAAGTGAATTGCTCTACCATCTGAGCTATGGGATCAGGGTAGCAACCACATGATAAGAAAAGCAACGATACCCCAAAACAGCATCTTCTGTCCAAAGTAAAACAATATTACACTAGGCAGCTCCCACCAGGATGGTGTGATGTAATCTATGCTTGGCTTATCTGTCGGAACTTGCAAACTTTTATATAATGTAAACTTATGATCTTTCATGGTTGTAACTTCATTAACTCTTGTAATTTATTAAACCACAACAAACGAAACTCAAAGTTTTCTGCTCGAATCATAGCTTGTTGTAACCAACCGACACGATTCCAAAATAACTGTTCTGTCATGGGAAGTGGTGTGTACTCTGTCACAGGAGCGTACACACCATCAAAGATTTGTTCGTAATCGTAATTTTTAGCCACTATCTTTCATCCTCCTTAACATCAATTCTTAACTCAACAGTTCTATCAGACCACTCACCATTAACAGATTCATTCCACTGTTGTAGTAAAGGCACTAAATTTTTAAAACTTATGTCTGTGCCATCAAGACTAGCTAACAAACATCCTTTTTTTCTTTTACCATTAGTCCATCTTGTACCAATGTTATTCACTACGTATTTATCTATGTGCATAACTTTCTCCTTTTTTTGCCGAAGGGAACTAGCTCGGCTACTAACAGTGAGTTTATACATAGGCTCCTCTGATTCCTAAAACCTATATAATCCCAACTAATCTTATAGTCAAGACTTATTTTCTAATTCTTTTATTTCTTCAAACGAAGTTTCTATGCTGTGATCTTCCTTTAACTTTTGTATTGCTTTTTCTACTTCTTCTCTTTCCATAGAATCAATGGTGCCAGTTCTAATCTCTTTTCTTTCAACATACAAACCAACTATTGACCCACGACGATACTCAGCAGCAACGCTTGCTGCGTAAGATTTATCAGCTGCAGCCATATCTCTTATTCTTCGTAATGCAGCTAAAGACCTTTGTTCATTACATTTATTTGCCTCATCCATGGCATCTCTTTCTTTTTGTAAAGCTTCAGACACAAGAGGATATCTACCACCAAGCATTTCAGCGGCTCTAACTTTAGCAGAACCAGGTGCATATCCAGCCTCTATCGCACACTGACGTCCAGTCTTCGTGCCTTCACCATGGACATACAAAATGACAAACCTTCTCTGCAATGGAGTAATACCTTTGCTATAGACAAAATCTGATGATGCCAATGGCATCTTATCTGGTTCAATCACTGCTATAGATGTTTCTTGCATAATATTTATAATTTAGTCATTATGCTGAAAAAAGCGCGTTTTTCTAGTAAAAAATAAAATAAAGGTTACTTTTGGTTACTTCTATAAAAATGTATAAGTAACCTAAAAAGCTAAGTATTCTGCTGTAAGTTACTTGGTTACCTAGGTTACCTGTATTCTGAATAAAAAATAATTTTAATTTATTAAGCTAAAAACATCTATAGAGATGACTGATTAACCAAAAAACTTTGGATCTTCTCTAATTAATTTTAATGCTTTGTTTAATGCTTCTCTACCCTCTGTCATAATTTGTTCCCACTCTACAGGGGTATAAGTTCTGTCATGTTTGGGGTCAAAAAATTTGAAGTGGTAATTACTACAGTTACCGCACTTAAATATTTTTCTTATCGGGCTGTTTGGAAGGGTTATGTACATAGCGTTTTATCCTTTGTAATGGAAAAAGCACCACATTCTCGGGTAATTGCTTCTTAAAATATATTGAATCCATGACTTTCATACATTCAATTTTCTCGTACTGGTTGGTCCGTGATGCAAGCATCGCGTCTAGTAGGTCTCGTTGTTTTAAGATCTCTTGATGATCCATGCTACTCCTCTCTCTCCTAGTTTAGCCCCCACCCGCCGTAGTTGCGGTGCAGGGGCACTCTTGGAAGGAAATATGAAAAAATCATATTACATCCAAAATAGAGAAAGAAAGTGGGTTACGCAACTAAAAAGGTGGTATGTTACCTTTTTTTACACTGCATATAGGTTTACTTTCTATAAATTTTGTAGTTTTTAAAAGCCTGATCTTCTCCATCCAACGGAGGTCCGTAATAAAAGCTTGGTGATCCGTGGCCGTCGTCCCAAGACTGGCGATAGTGTTCATCATCCTTAACTTCGCCCTGCGAGTTACAAACTTTACATTGTTCAATGCTTTGTTCTCCTTCCCAGCTTAGCCTTAGATATCCATTCCCTTTGCAATTGAAACATATCATGTTCTTCTCCTTTCCCATCTACAACAGTGCCACCTACATTTTTTGTGGTAAGATAATAAATGTCACCATATCTCTTCTTAATTATATTTTCAATTTTATGTAGCCTGATACGGACCAAATACTCTTCTTTGGTCCGTGGGTCACGCTTCGCCTTCTTATTTAATTTAAACATTTCATTTGTTAAACGTTGTATCAAACTAAGTTTTGGCATCAATTTTTCTCTTTCTCGCTTCTTGTTTTACTAAATACGTTATTTGCATTCCTGCTGACCTATCATCTAATGCAGCAAGTTTCTTCAACAATAAATAGGTGTCAATTGCCACTGCCACCGACTTGAATTTCTTGATATCCATCTTCATCCTCTGGTTTATCATCGTACTTATGACTCAACAGCTCAATGTCACCAAGATCAATGGAAGGTTGACTAAGTGAGTGAGCCACGGGCGGTGTAAATTTACGCCCACAATTTTTAGCAAGTTGCGTCCATGTTTCAGCATACTCTTGGTAATGCTTCATCATAGGCTCGTCGTTAATCATTCGTGAATCATTAGCACGCATTAAATTAATCT